ATAATAGTTGTTTCTAATGTATTTCTTCTTTCCTCACATCTACTACCTGTACCATTTCTCCATTGTTTTATAGAAAGAAGTATTCGACTACCTGCAGGAACATCGTAATCTTCAAATTCCCAAGTGGGGTTTGATGGGTCAAATCCTACTGTTCTAGCAGTATTCATTGGATAGAATAAAACAGGACAAGGTCCTCCTCTTCCTTCAGTCTCTTTTAATGTACCGGGTGCTATAATAGCTTGTTGGTCCTGAACAATATTAAAACTGTTAGGATTAATTTTCATGTAAACTCCGGCAGGAATAGGAATAAAAACAGTAGGGTCTAAGTCGCTTGGTATCTCAATAAAGTCTGAACTCTGAGAAGATTTCTCAAGAACAGTAGCATACACACAAGATGTAGTAGCACCACTTGAATCAGCCTTTACAATCAATCTGTCTCCAACCTCAACTTTACGTGCATTCTCACCCTCAAGAAGAAAGTATGCATTGTTTGTAAGAGGGTCTTCAAAAAATATGCTTACATAAATTGTCTCGTAATTCTCTTCGTCAGGCTTTATTACAAACTTATATCTTGTCGCCCAAGCCGGAGGTAACTGAGTAGGTGGTATAGTTACTTGAATAGAATTTTTAAATGCAGAAAATCCACATGGTATATGCTGCGTATTGTTAGGACTTACTAAAGCTGTTGTTGCTCTGTTAAACTCATCCATGTACACAATACCAATCTCGTAATCACGATTGCTATGTAAACTCTGAGGGTTTGCTATCTCTTGAAATGTGGCTTGAGCAAAAACAACCTGATAGTATTCATAGAATGTTTGTGTTGGAGTAACCAAATTATCTACATACCTCATCGCAGGAAACTGTAAACCAATTTCACTGCTACCCGGACTTGTGATAATCTCTATTGCTTGACCAACTGCACTAATCCCACTAGCATTTTTAATAAATGCATCTAAGTTATTTGGTATTTCACAATTGAATGCATCAGTAAAAGTTGTACCATTACAAGAATTAGCAACTGTTTGAATGTTTGCATCACCAATTGCATTTGCAAACTCTATACTTGTAGCTAATGCATACACAGAACTATATGAAGTTGATAGGAAAAATGAAAATTCCAAATCAACGCTACCTGTTTCCTCAGTTGGAAAAGGTGTATCTCCTGAAAACTGAGAGTGCTCTATGGTTACATTTAAATTAATTGAAGAACCTGCTACTAAATTTTGTCCTGCAAAATCAAATGTGACTATAGCATCAGTAACTGTTACGGCTCCATTAATAGAATAGTTTCCATTGGAAAGTCCATCAGGAATACTTGTATTACCTATTGCTTCTGATACTAATGCAGTGGTATATTCAAATTTTATTGGAGCACCAAATTCATCAATTAAGTCATATCCTTCTACATAATTTCCGTACATCAATCTGTTGCCCATTATTGTTTGAGCCTTTGCAAATCTTGGTACATTATCATACAGCCTCAGTAATTCAGCTTCAGATAAAACGGTAAATATTTTACTATTAGTAAATGTATATGAATAATCTGTGTTATTAGCAAGACCTAAGTTTACCTTATCAAGTTTCTCAATAACCCTTATAATATTGCCATCTGCTTTTTTAAACAATAAATCAATTCCAACAACAAGAGGTCCACCTGAATTATAAGTAATGATTGCTGAATTGCAAAAATTAGTCATTCCTTCATTTAGGAAACTGTCAATACTGAAACTAAATGCTTTAGGAACAAATGCCGGTTGAGACCATTGTGAGGTAGCACTGTACTCCCCATTGGCATATTTATATCGATAAGCAAAACAAATAAACCTTGTATCTAAATAATTCTCTTGACCATTTGTTACAATAGGCTCTACTGCCGGAGATTCAACAGGTGGTTTTTTTATCACAAGTAATGACTCTGCACTGACTTGGTCTATGTTAGAAATTGGATTAGGGTAGTTGCTAGTTACATTAATTACCCTTGGAGCATTATAATCATCAGTGAAAAACAATAACTTGTTATCGATTATGTCAACTCCTGTAATTAAATAGGTTGGATTAAAATTCAATGTAGTATTAATACCACCTCCATCATCAATAGATATTACATTGTATGTTAAAATGTTTGTGAAGACATTAAAAGAAACAATTAAATCAAGTTTGCCTGTTGCACCAACCGGGAAGTCAGGGTCATGCACAAACCAATACAACGTCTCTGTTGCACTATCTTGTATTGCACCTATACATTTAGCCATTGAACTTAACGGAGTCCCGTCAGTGTAAGCTAATGACGTTAGCGGAAGGTTTCCTTTTGTGTTCTCAATAACTCCTATCTCAGAGTTTTCTGTTGAACCCATCCTTACATTCATAGCATCGACATACTCTCCTTCGGGAAGAAGACGTTCATCGATAACTTTGTTCATTTTACCGGCTATAAAGTTTCTTGTAAGGTTTGCCATTTTATTTTATTTGCTTGTCCATACCTCTCATATTCATTAAGAGTCTGCCCGGATGAATATTGCTTATTCTAATTTTTGCATTTCTCAATAATGCACTTTTTTCTTTTCGGGCACGAGCAACAATGTATTCTTGCACACCTAATTTAGAACTTAAAATATCATATTGTATAGAAGCATAAATATATTTTTCAAATAATTTATTAACGGTAATCAATGAATTGTCACCACCTTCCATACCATCTGACACATACTCAAGAATACATTGCTCTCCTGACATTGATGAGTCAAAATTAATTACACCACCCTTGCGGTCCACATTAAATGTAGGATTAAAGTTAGCAGTCTCTGTATTTAACCCATAAGCAGCACCAATGTTGGCTTCAAAATACCACATCCCATCGTAGTTCCACCCTAATTGACCGTTAAATTGATTTCCTTGGTTAAGGTAAATGCTTTTCTTTATACGTGTCAGTCTGTCATAATCAATCTCAGAGTATTGAGGAGACAATGCATTACCAAATTGGTCAAACAAAATACGTCCTGTATTGTCCTGAAGATATGCTTTTGATGAAAGCGTTTGAATATTCTCAGACAATGGACGTAACCAACCATTTTTGTATAAAGAAACACGAACCCAATTTACATAATCAGATGGAAGAATATACCTCAGCATATCCGGAACGGTCAATTCTAATACTTTTATTTCTTTAAAAGCATCATAATTTAATTCTTGAATTGCACGTTTTGCATGAAATAAAACCTTGTAACGCTCTTCATTATTAACCAATGAATGGTTTCCGGAATACATTAACAAGAAATTATTGACAATATCTTGTAAGCTAACATATTGATAGGAGCCCCAATTAGCATCTTCAGGTACTACACCTCCGTTCTCGTAGTATTGATACTGTGATATATATGCCATATCTTATATTTTTATGGGTTTTTTTCTTGTTGTTCATTAGCCATACTAAACTGTACAACCTCAGATTCACGTATAGACATACCACAATACTGAAGAATCCTTGTCACTAATTTATATTCATCTTCATTGGGTAGTTCAAAATCTTGATAGTCAAGTTGAGATTGGTCAAATACAGGTTCTCCATTAGACAATGTGATGTAAGTCCACTTAGGTGGTTTTGGAAATCTAACATAAGTGGCTTGAACCTGACCCTTATTGCTTATTGAAACAGGATAAACTGTTATCTCAGTTCCTTGTAATGTATAAGCAGGATACTCATTTGATGGTGGTGTTAAATTCGAATTGTTTAAAAGAACCATTTTTGAATTAACAACCTTTTCTACTTGTACAATAGTTGAAGAAGAAAAGACACCATATGAATTTCCCGAGGCTAAAAATATATTTGAATCCAATAAAAGCACTGTATTACTGACTACGGATACAACTGTAGAAACTAAGCCTGTTGTGAGGTTAGTAACCACATCTCCTGATACAATATCATATGTTGTGAATAAAGCTGTGCTATCAACTAATTGATTGCTTACAACAGAGGTATTGGTCCCTGTTTTTAATGTTACAGGCTTGCATTGCAAGTCCAATAGAAAATAAGAATAATATCCTGTTGTAGTAGGAGTAGGAACTGAAAATCTATTTGCTGCAATTTTTGATAAATAATCTGTGCGTAAAAAAGATTCTATTGTTTCAGCAATCGGTTGCTCCATATCTGCATAATCAACACCCGATGTACGAGCGTTTTCTGCATTAATAACAGCATTGTAACTGCTAAAATATTCTTCAAAGATTTCCATCTGTGCATTTTGTGCATACAAATTAAAATCAGAGGGCGAAATATATCCGTAATTATTTTTATTCAGTACAGATAATACCGTATTTCTTACTGAGTTTATCATTATTTCTTTTTTTTCAAATATACATAAAAAAAAAGAGGGTACAATAAGCACCCCCTCTTCACGACATGGAAAAAAAAATTCTTTTATTGGCTTGAAATTGCCTCCAACATCTTTAATGAATCTAAACCTTCATCACTTTGTAAGTAGTGTGCTACCATTTCATAAGGGTCTTCTCCAAATGGTACCGATAACATTTTCTTTTTATTAGTGGAGGTATTAAACCATACTTCTTTATCGTTGTTTCTTAGAATCACCAACTTGTTTTCAAAAAATTGACGAATCTTTGCTTGATATTTCAAGTCCGGGTCGTTCAAGATATTCAAAAACTCTTTTGGGTCTTTTTTAGCAAACACTAAAATATCACGTTTTAGTTCTGCAGTAGAAACTGTTGATGGGTCTTTGCCAAACATTACCCTTGTAAGAGTTTCAATTTGGTCAAGTGATAATTGACGTGCCTCAACTAAGGCTTCAATCTCTAAATTTAAATCTTCAACCTCAACTGCAGCATCTTTTTCTTTATCTACCTCAGTAAAAATCAATCCATTTAAAGGATGGTAGTACAAAAATAATTGCAATACAGGGTTTGTTCTAGGAACCCTTAAGAATCCATCTTCGAAAATAATGGGTTCTATAACTGCATTTCCATCTTGCTCATCTTCAAATGGAGATTTCTGATTGGTTGAGTACCTTAATGTACGATTGACATTGTTCTTCTCGTCAAACCACATAAGCGGAAAGCGAGGATGATTTCTTGATGCTAATGTATAGGATAGGGGACTTCCTGATATTAGTCTATAAACTTTATCTACTGATGTTATACCTTTTGCCATTTTATATTTAATTTAATTTGATTTAATTTAAAAAAGGAGAGTGTCTTTAAGGACACCCTCCCATTAATTGCTATATTATCACCCGTAACGGAATAATACGAAGTTGTTTGCACCTAAAGTACATACGCAACGCTCAGAAAGGAAGTTTACCTCCATTGCATCTAAGTCGCTAGTAGCAGCACCACCGGCAGAACCTGTAATCCAAGTTTTGTATCTGCGGTCTTCAGCTTCAGAAGCACGGTAACGAACGTGTAGGAAAGGACGCTTTGCGTTCTTGCCCATGATTTGGTCGTACACTGAAGTAGAACCTGCAGGAACCATCAAACCTGTAATAGTACCGGTTGCAGTTGCAGCAGTGGTATTTAAACCACCTCTCATGGTTGGGTCGTTTAGGTACTTCCAATCAGACTTGTAGAAGTCATATCCTCTACGGAATCCTGTGAAACCTAAGTTTAACGCCATATCAACATCATTGTCGAATAAACCGTAAGATGCAGCACCTGCAGCATTAACTCCGTTGTATCCGTTCAATGTAGCCAACATGTTGTCGATGTCAAAAGACAAACCACGATTTACGAATACTACGTTCTCCTCGATAGCACCTTGCTTGTCAAGACGAGAAACAATTGAATCCCAATCAGAAAGGCTTGTTGGAGTACCACCACCCCATACGTTACCACGGTTGTTTACAACGTAGAAAATACCTTCAGAACCGATGAAACCTGCAGTAGCAGCACCTGATGATGTAGCAGCCGGAACAGCTTCAATCATTGAGGTCTCTAAGTAATCTTCAAAACGAAGACGAGTTTCGTGCTCTGATTTCAAATACCAAAGGTATCCTGTAGCACCATTCTCAGTAGTTACTTCTACCCATCCGATTTGAGCCATGTCAGAACCGTTAACCGCATACTTATCTTTGATGATAATTGGGTTGTTAGAGTAGATGTCATCTTCTGATTCCAAAGAACCAACCATTCCGTTAGTACCTTTCTTGAACTCAGAACCGTAAATGAATACAGTACATGCAGTTGATACAGCAAACGCTTGACCTGCAGTCTCATAATAAGCACAAGTAAAGGTTGTTGCTGAAGGAACCGCTGTAACGATTGCTTTATTGAAAACACCTGAAGTGTTGTTCTGAATCATCAAAGTTTGTCCAACACGGATAGCAATGTAAGTTACACCACTGTCAGCTACAGTAAAGGTTGCGGTTGCTGAACCTGCTGCTGCTGCTGAAGTACAACTAGTGTACTTAATGTGTAAACGACCTTGCTCTGCCCATTTAATTTGGTCAGAATTTGATGGCATCTCTGCTCCTACCATACGTAAGAAAGATGCGATTGTTCTGTTACCATAACGCTCAAATTCCTTCTCGTAGGTATCCGGAAGATACTGATTCAAGAAGTTGAAGTTGGTAATGTAGTTTGTTTGTAATGCTACCTGTTCTGCAGAAGGCTGCAGGGCATAGGTAGGATTATTTAATAATGCACTTGCCATTTTTTTAAGTTTTTAAATTTTAGATTCGTTTAATACTGCGAATTTTAAGGTTTCGCCCTGAATCAGGGTTTATCGCTTTCACCTGTATTCCATCCGAAACTTTGCCTATTTCAGGTGCCTTGCGGTCCGACATGTTAATGTTTTTAATCTTACGAGTAACATCATCGGTAGCATCAGCTAATCCTTGTTCATAAAAGAACTTGGCAAACTTGTCAGGATGCATTGCAATTGACAATGACCTATGATAGCCGGTTGCGTCTTTCATTAAACCTTGGTCATCCAAAAACTTATTAATGAAGTTTTGTGGTGTCGATTGGTTCTTTTTTAACTCACTAGCATCTCCGGGAGCAAACGTAAATTTCTTGTCATTAACATTGAACTCAAAACCTTTGAACTCTCCATTAAAAACATCGTTAGTCTTTTGGTCAAACCATTGACGTTTACGACTATTCTCCTCTTCTATGGTCCTTGCCTGTTGGGTATATTGCTTATAGCTTTCGTATATCTCTTTTTCTTCTTCAGGAATAAATGCCGAACTTGACTCAAGTGGCATTTTGTATTTCTCCTTTTGAGAATTGAAATATTTCTTGGCTTCAGCAAGAACTTTCTTTTTTGTGATTTTTACTTTTTTAATGGTTGACTCATCATCCAAATCTTCATCGTATCTGTAGTCATCCATTAACGACTCGATGTCATCACTATCAAGTCCTTCCTGCGTAGCAGTTAAGTATTCTTTAAGAAGTGTATCAGGATTCATTGAATCAAAGTCTTTCTTTAACTTAAGAAAATCCTCAAATCCACGTCCTGTGTCCTTCTTGTATTTCATATAAGCAGCAACATCTTCCGGAAGTGCTTCTGCGTTTTCACGTTCAGCAACTAAATCATCCAATGAGTTAATCTGCTTATTATATCTTTTACCAATATATGAAAGAACGTCTTCGTCTTTTAACTCGACTTCTGTTATAGGAGCACCTGCTCCTAAATCATTTCCTGCTCCTGCATCATCTACGTTGTCGGCAGCTTGATTCATTTCTTGCTCGTGTTTATCAAGCAAATCTTTTTCTACTTCTTGAACACTTTTTGGTTCAATTATGTCTAACGCTCTTACTTTATATTCCATTTGATTTGATTTAATTTATACAAACTTAGATAAAAATTTTTATATTTTAACGAGGCTCAAATTCAGCTAAATCAAATCCGTCTAAACTATCCTCATTTGATTCAAAATCCATAGGAGGTAAATTGTTCTTTCTTTGATTAATTAATTTAGATTGCTCGCTATTTTGTTGACTAATTCTTTTTGCTTTTGCGTCCTCTTTCATTTTTTCTCTTTGGTCTAAATTGCTAACCTCCATCCCACGCAATTGCAAATTGTAATCAAATTCCTCACGCATTAATTGAGACTTCATCTGTGCTTCTTTCTCCATCTTCTGAATATCAAACGCAACCTCTGCTTGTTTAATTTGCATTTTAGAATTTGTTTCCATTTGAATCTTTTGCATTGCAACTTGAGCAGCCATTTCTTGAGACTTCAATGTTTGTTGAGCAATCATTGCTTGCTTCTGCATAGCCATTTTTTCCTCACGGTCTTGAGTTTTAATACGCTTCATTTTCAATAATTGATTTGCAAGTTTTATGTTGCGAATCTCACGTATATCAATTGCATCCTCAAGATTAATATCTCCTTTTGATAAAGCCATTTGAATATTGGCTTCAAGTTGTGCTTTCTGCTCTTCATCCGGAGAAACCTCAATGAAAATACCAAAGTCATAAATGTACAA